ACGACCACGTGGAAACGGCCCAGTCCGCCCACGTCGAGGCCCCCTAGTGGACGAGAACACCGTCAAGCAGGAGATCCCCGTGGAGGCCCCGGAACCCGACGAGGCCACGGCCCTCCTGCATGAGCTGACCCCCCGGCTCAGCGACGAGGACGCCCAGCGCCTGGCCAACCTCTGCCAGACCGACGCCAACGGAGCCCTCCAGGACCGCTCCGAGTGGGAGGCCCGGCTGGGTGAATGGGAAGACGCGTATTTCGGCCGCACCACGGATAAGGAGTTCCCGTGGCCCGGCGCGTCAAACTTCCACGTCCCCATCACCATGATGGGCGTGGAGACCGCCAAGCCCCGCCTCGTGGAAGCCGTCTTGGGCCAAAACCCGCCCGTCATGGTCGTCCCCACGACCCAGGCCGGGGAGGACCGCCGGCTCAAGGTCGAGACCGTCCTCAACTGGTACGTGACCTCCAAGCTCCAGCTTGAGCCCATCGTGGCCCAGTCGGCGCATCTCTTCCTCCAGCCTGGGCTCGTGGTGGCCAAGACCTACTGGAACGTGGACCGGCGCTGGCGCAAGTTCGTCCGCGAGTTCCCCCCGCAAACACCCTTGCCGGCCATCTTCGAGGCCCTCTTCGGCTCCCAGACGCCCCGGGACCTGGAGAAGACCGGGGACCTCACGTGGCGCGGCGTGATCCCCACCTCCCCCCAGGGCGGCGTGCCCCTGGAGTGCAAGCTCAAGCTCAAGATCCTGGAGGACGGCATCCAGGTCCTCGTGGAGCGTGAAGAGGTGGACGAAGGCCCCAAGGTGGACCTTGTGGAGCCCATCGACCTCATCACCCCCGCCAAGGGCGGCCACGAGATCGCTGACCTCCCCTGGTGCGCCCAGCGGCTCTGGCTGAACGAGAACGACCTCCGCATCAAGGTCGAGCAGGGGCGATTTTACGCCGACGTGGTCCAGGACATCATCGACGAGGGGGCTCCTAAAGGTGACCAGCCCAATAAAGACTCCCAAGGCTACCGGCAGTCACAGGACGATGCTGAGGGCGTCGAGGGCCAGGGCCCAAGTAACGTCCGACGGCTCCAGTGGCCGATCCTGGAGTGTTACCGCCGGTACGACATCGACGGCGACGGGTTCGACGAGGAGATCATCGCCTGGGTCACCGCAGACGGCCCGGGTCGTCTCCTCGGATGGGACTACCTGGATAATGTCTATGCCCATGGCCGGCGTCCGCTCCGCGTAGGCCGATTCTTCCCCATCCCCTTCCGGTTCCTCGGCCTGAGCTACGCCGAGATGATCAAGGGCATCCAGGATGAGATCAACGCGATCCACAACCAGAAAGTGGACTACGCGACCATCCAGAACATGCCCTTCGGGTTCATCCGCGCCTCCAGCACCCTCCCGCCAATCAGCCAGCGCCTGCGCCCCGGTGAGTTCATCGAGGTGGATAACCCCCAGCAGGACGTGAACTTCCCCAAGTGGCAGGGGTCCTCAGCCTGGGCCAGCGGCGAGGAAGCCACCCTGATGCAGTACAAGGAACGCCTCGACGGCCAGACGGACATGAATATGGGCCGTCAGCCCAACCGGGTCGGCGCCACGCGCACGGCCAAGGGCACGCAGACCCTCCTGAGCGAAGGCGGCCTCCGCGCCAAGGGGTACACCCAGGCGTTCCAGCGATTCTGGCTCGGCATCTTCTCGGACATGCTGGCCTTGCTCCAGGAATACATGCCGCCGTCCCAGGAGTTCCGCATCACCGGCCGGCGCCCCACCGTGATCCGCGTCAAGGACCGTACGGAGATCCGGGGCAACTACGACCTCCGCCTGGCCGCCACCACGGAGTCCTTGAACCGCCAGCAGATGCGCGAGGACGCCACGGTGCTGATGCAGGCCCTGATGAACCCCTCGCTCATGCAAGCCGGGATTGTGGGCATGAAGGGCATCCGCCGCACCGTCCAGGACCTCCTCAAAGCCTATGGGAAGGACCCGGACTTCTACCTCGAAGATCAAGATGTGATCCGTGGCCCCATCGAGGAGCTGATGCTCTTCACCATCGGCCAGTACGTCTCCCCGACCACGGGTGAGAACTACGACGCCCACCTCAAGGCGCACGACCAGGCCCTCAAGGACCCGTCGATCAAGCCCGAGGTGAAGCGTCTCATCCACCGCCACATGCAGGAGACCTTGCAGCTCAAGCAGGCTCAGCAGATGGCGCAGGCGCTACAACAGCAGCGCCCGGGTGGGCCCCCGGTCGGGCAGCAGGCACAGAACGCCCAGATCGGGGCCCAGCCGCAGGGCGCCCCCGGACAGCCCGCACCGAACGGCGCCTCCCCTCAAGGTGGCATGCCGCAGGGAGTCCCCAGTGGACGCTAAGCTCACGGCCCACCGTCTCGCCATGATGGAACTCCTGCACCACCCGTCGTGGGAGTCCTACCTCCGCGATCTGGAGGAGCAGGAGAAACGCTCGGTCCAGGCCCTCATCTCAGGTGGGAAAGACATGCACGACTACAACACCGGTTTTCTGACCGCCCTCCGCTGGTGCGCCGCATGGCCGCAGCGAGTGATCGACGTTGCCGACAAGGAGGCCGCCAAGCGTGGCTAAAGAACTCGACATTGACAAGATGCTCCAGGACGCCGAGAAGGGGAAGACCCCCTCGTCCATGGGGAAGCTGCCCTCGTACATGAAGGGCATCACGAAGCCCGTGCCCTCGCCGCAGCCCAAGCAGGAGCCGATGCCCCCGCCCAAGTCCAACGCCCCCAAGGGGATGGCCAACGCCGTGAAGGGGGACCTCGGTCATTATCGCGGTGTGGAGGCCAGTCGGGCGTTCTCCAACCCGATCAAGAAGGCCGGCCGCACGGGGGCCTGCGCCAAGCCGCTCACCTACCGCAAGCCCGCCATCGAGGGTGGGGAGGGCCCCCATGCCGTCTGAGTACCCGCACAAGGACTCGTCCAAGATCGACATGGTGAGCAAGGAAACCCTCGCCAAGCAGAAGACGTTCAAGGGCGCCAAGATGACGAATTCCGAATGGCTCACGAAGAAGAACCCCGTCGTCCAGATGACCGACTCGGAGTATCACCCGCACAAGGGTCAGGTGGAACAGTAATGGCCGGCTCGGGCGTCAATCGACTCCGCCTCGCTCGCAGGGGTGGGGGCACGAACCCGCGTGAGCCCAACAAGGGCCACGGAGCCGGCAACCGCGTCAGCGTAAACGTGAACGTCGGCTCGGGCCTTGCGCCCAAGAAGAACGGGCCCCTGATGCCTCAGCAAATCCCGGGCATCACCCCGCCGCCGATCAGCAATGAGCAGCCGTCTCGCGGTGAGGCCAAGGTCGCCAACCCGCGTCGTGGCGCGAAGCACTAACCTTTCACCAAGGAGTCTATCGTGCCTGATGAAGACGTGAAGGACGCCGAATCGTCACCGGCGGGGGAGCAGGCTGAAGTGACAACGGACGCCACCGTTACCGGCGCTCAGGGAGACGACCGCCCTGTCCAGAACGTGGTCGCGGAGTTCAACCGGAAGTTCGCCAAGACGCAGCAGCAGCTCGACACGGTCCTTCAGTGGATCGCGTCCCAGGCGGTCACCCCGCAGGCCCCCCGCCAGCCTGCCGCCACGGACAAGACCCAGGTCTCCGACGAGGAACTCTGGGCCCTCGCGCAGCAGGGCGACCGGCATGCCTTCGAGTTGTACCAGGAGCGCATCGCTGACCGCCGCATCAAGCAGGAGTCCGCGGCGCAGAACAAGGCTCGGTTCGTGCAGAACCAGCTTGCCGTTTACGCGGGCAAGTATCCCGTGTTGAACAACCCGCAGCACCCGCTCGCGCAGCATGTGACGGCGGTGTACCAGGCCCTCTTGGGCAACGGCTACGTACAAGGCCAGGAGACACTCCTAGAGGCGATTAAGCTAGGCGTGGCTGACCGTCCTGACCTGATTGCCGCTGAGTACAACGCCGGCTCTCAAGCGCGGGAAGGGGCCCGTCGTTCGGCTACCCAGGTCGCCCAGTCGGGCGTCACGGGGGCCACACATCGGCAGGCACAGACTCCTGCTCAATCTACTGGCAAGGCGCTGTCTCAGGAGCAGCGCGACCTCGCCCGGCGCATGGGGATCAAAGACCCCAAGAAGGCCGTGGAACGGTTTCTCGCCCGTCAAGAGAACGGCCAGTCTAGCCTCGGAGGCGTTCGCGCCTTCGTGGACGAAACGGAGATCTAGCCATGCCCAGCGGGACTCCCAGAATCGGATCATTCTCCGAGGGCGCCAAGGTCCTCGGTACCATCAAAGACCCATCAATTCTCGATCCCACGCCGCACGGGGTAGATACCCAGTGGCAGGGCGCCGACGGGGCTGTCTCAATGGCCGAACCGCCGCCGCCGTGGGAGCTTGCTTCAACGTCAGAACTGTCCGACTCCGATGCCAGGCGATTCGTGGACTGCCCGGCCAACATCACGTTGCGCTGGATCAATCCCCGAGTCCTTGATAGCGAAGGCTGGCGGGACTGGCAGCCGGTCATGGCCTCTGACCCACGGTTCACCGTGCATGTCGCCACCATGGTCTCCCCGGAGGGGAACATCCGCCGGGGTGGCTTCAACGGGGACATTCTCGCGTGGATGTATACCGCGTGGGTGGAAAGCCGTCGCCGGCTCTACGACCAGCGGACTGCGGCGCAGGCTCAGAGCGCCGTGGACAAGCAGGCCCAGTTGAAGGACGAGTTCGCACGCGGCAAGTACGGTCCTTACGTCAAGCTCGAAGGTGCCACGCACCCCCGGTACACCAACGTGGAGACTCGGGAGAAAGACTAGTCAACCTTGCCTTACCTTCAGCCTGCAACGAACACGTACTTCGGTTTCCAGCCTGCTCAGGCCGGGGACGGGAGTCAGTCACTCAATCCCTATATCGTCTCCTCGTCTGAGGCCAACGATATCAACATTGGGGATGTCGTGGTGATTTCTACCAAGGGCACCGTGCGGGTTATCACCGGCACGTGGTCCACCGGCATTCTCGGCGTGGCCGCGAGCTTCGTCAAGGCGGGCGACGGCAGCACCAGCGCCAACGTCTTGAACGGCCCGTCGTCTCAGATCGTGCTTGTCTACGACGGCCCCACCCAGGTCTTCGTCACCCATGATTCCACCAGCGGCGTCATCGCGGATGGATCGATGGGCAAGACCGTTTCGATCATTAGCACTGGCGTTGCCGGTTCGACCGGCGCCAGCGGTTCACTCCACCGTTCCACCATGGTCATCAGCGGCGCCTCGACCTCGGCTCTGCTCCCGTTCAAGTACCTCGGGATGCATCCGGCGGAGCTTGGCGTCGTCAGCTCGGGTACCACCACGGTCACCTCATCCGGGACCCGGCTCCATCTCGTCCAAATGAACGCTGCCGTCCGCGACCCTAGCCTGGTCGTCGTGACCACGTAAGGGGGCGCATAGACCATGGCGACTCTCAGGACGACACTTCCCTCGCTGTACCTGTCTCGACTGGCCTTCCTCGAAGATGTCCTCTTCGACGAGATGCCCATCGAGGCGGGCGTGTTCCAGCGCATCCTCAAGGTGCGTGATATGGGTAACAAGCCGTTCGTCAAGACGACCACCGTCGCCTCCTTTGGCTCGGTGCCGATCAAGGCGGAAGGCGCCGCAGTGACCTACGAAGACCTGGCCGCTGGCTTCGACGCCACCTACCAGGCTGACACCTACGAGCTGGCGTTCCGGGCCTCCAAGGAAGCTCTGGACGACGAGCAGGAAGAGGTGGTCAGCGACGCGGCCCGCGCCCTCGGGTCGAGCATGAACTTCACGTATGACGTGGATCATGCGAACTGCTTCAACCTCGGGTTCTCCACGTTCACGAGCCCGGATGCCGTGTCCCTGTTCAACACCGGCCATCCCCTGATCGGCGGCGGCACCGGCCAGAACCGTCCGACCACGGACGGCGACCTCAGCGTGGCCCAGTTGCGGGTCGGGCTGACTGACATCATGAACACCAAGGACGATGCCGGCAAGATCGTCCACTGGCGGCCAAAGATTCTCCTCTGCTCGGAGAACCAGAAGTGGCTGGCCATGGAACTCATCGGTAGCGAGCTACGGGCAGACACCGCCGACAACGCGCTGAATGCGTTCAAGGACGATGGCCTGACCGTCATCACCACCCCGTACCTCACCGACAAGAACGCCTTCTTCCTCCTGTCGGAGCCGTCCAAGCACAACGTCCGCACCTACTGGCGGGAGAAGCCGAACGTCCTGCACGACTGGGACTTCGAGACCTCCAGCATGAAGGTGAAGATCCGGGCGCGGTGGCGGAAGGGCGTCAGCGACTGGCG